GAGCTACATATGCTTCTGAACTAGGTAAGGCTCTTGCCAGAAGGTATGACCAAAACGTTGCTAAGGTAATTGCTAATGCTTCAAGAGCTTCAGCAACTATCTCTGGTGGCAATGGTGGTACTGTTCTAACTCTTGCTAACGGTAATACTGCATCTGCAAACGTTACTGGTGATGAGTTAGCAGCAGCTATCTATGATATCGCTCAAACATTTGATGAGCGAGATATTCCAAGCACAGATAGATTTGTTGTGCTTCCTCCAGCGGAATATTACAAATTACCTGAATCAGCTACTCGTACTATCGATACTGATTTCAACCCAGGTGGTAATGGTTCATTTGCTTCAGGTCGTGTTCAGCAGATTGCAGGTATGCCTGTGATCATGAGCAACAACATTTCACAGGAGAACAAACCTCCAGGTGGATCTGATGCTAATGAATTAGGTGGATCTAACAACACCTATGCTGGTGACGATAGTAAGACTATTGGTTTAGTCTTCCATAAGTCAGCAGTTGGTACAGTAAAACTCATGGACATGACTACTGAAATCAGTGGAAGTGACTATGGAATTATGTATCAAGGTACGTTGATGGTTGCGAAATATGCTCTTGGTCATGGAATCCTAAGACCAGAAGCAGCAGCTACAATTAAGTTGTCTGCATCTTAAGTACATACGGGGAGTATCAATCAGGAAAGAGATTGGTACTTCCCTATTTTTTTAGGCACAAAGAATGGCTACAGCAACTACAGAGTTAGAAGCAGTCAATGTAATGTTGGCAGCTATTGGTGAGGCTCCTATTAATAGTCTTACTGGTACATTGCCTGTTGACGCTCGTATAGCTCAAACAACTTTGAATGAGATCAATAAAGATGTTCAATCAGAAGGATGGCATTTTAATACAGAAATAGATGTTGTCTTAACTAGAGATTCTTCTGACCATGTTGCATTATCAAGCAATGTATTAAGAGTTGATACTAATATTTATCAGCATCCTTCTATTGATGTTGTACAAATTGGTTCAAAGCTTTATGACAGACAAAACCATAAGTATGAATTTGATGAAGATCTTACTTGTGTAGTTGTTTACTTCAGAACTTTTGATGAGATACCTGAACCAGCTAGACGATATGTAATGATCAAAGCTGCAAGAATCTTTGTTGATCGTTTAGTAGGAGATGAAGGATTAAGAAGCTATACCCAACAAGATGAAATAAGAGCAAGAGCAATATTAATGGAGACAGATTTCTCTAATGCAGATCACAATATCTTGAGAGGAGATCCATCTTTAACTAATGTCTTTAATACATACTTACCTGCTAACGGTTTAATTCGTTAATTATGGGTGTTATCTCCAGAGCTATTCCTACTCTTTTAAGAGGAGTATCACAAACAGCTGACTCAACAAAACAATCTGATCATGCTGATATACAAGACAATGCTACAAGTAGTCCTACCCAAGGATTAAAGAAAAGATCTGGTGTTCAGTATCTAGCTAATTTACAGTCTTCTACGATAGGTAACGTCCATATACAAACGATTAATAGAGATACAAATGAAAGATATGTAGCTGTATTTGGTGATGAAAGTATTAATATTTATGGATTAGATGGAACACCATATACAACTGCTAACAATAAAATTAGTATTCCTGATGGATTGACATACTTAGATTCATCTAATCCAAGAGCAGATTTTAGGACAGTTACTATTGCTGATTATACATTTGTTGTTAATACAACTAAGACAGTAGCAATGTCTACTGCTACAAGTTCAGGTACGAATGTAGAAGCAATAGTTTTTGTTAATCAAGTTACAGATAAAACTGAATATGTTGTTGATATAAATGGTAGTGTTGCTATACATAATAGTGATACTGATACCACCTTAAGTACAACAACTATTGCTAGTAAATTAAGAGATAGATTGCTAGGTCAAAATGGTTTAAGTCCTAGTATTGGTAGTGCTTTAACAGGTTTTACAATTGAATTAAATGGACCTGTTATGCACATAAAGAAGAATGATAATTCTGATTTTACTATTGATGTAAGTGACACCCAAGGTAATACACAACTTACATTAGTAAAAGATACTATTCAAAGATTTACTGATCTTCCTACAGTTGCACCTAATAATTTTCTAGTAGAAGTAAGAGGAGATGATGCTACTAAATTTGATAATTACTATGTCAAATTTAAAACTAATAACGGTGGTAATTTTGAAGAAGGTCAATGGGAAGAGACTTTAAAGGCTGGTATTACTTATAAGTTTGATGATGCAACAATGCCTCATGTCTTAATAAGAAAGGCAGATGGTAATTTTATTTTTGCTAAAGCAGATGGTGGCACTTATGCAGCCAGTGGTACAACTTATACCTTGCCTAAATGGGGAGAAAGAACTGTTGGTGATTTAGATAGTGCTCCTAATCCATCTTTTGTAGGATCAAAAATAAATAACATTTTATTCTTTAGAAATAGATTAGGCTTTTTAGCTGATGATGATGTAATACTTTCTAGAGTTTCAGAGTTCTTTAATTTCTTTCCTGAAACTGCTACTACTGTTATAGATAGTGACCCTATAGATGTATCTGCATCACATACAAAGGTATCAATATTAAAACATGCAGTAACAATGGGAGAGCAATTAATCTTGTTCTCTGATCAAACACAATTTATATTAAGTGCTTCTGATGATGCGTTAACACCTAAGACAGCAAACATACTTGTAGCTACAGAGTTTGAAAATAGTAGTGATGCTGCTCCTGTAGGTGCTGGAAGTAGTATTTATTATTTAACAAAGAAAGGTTCTTTTGCTGGTGTTAGAGAATATATAACACAAGCAGATGCAGCTATTAAAGATGCTAGTGATATTACTATTCATATTCCTAGATACATTCCATCTAATATTTTTAAATTAGCAGTTTCTACAAATGAAGATGTTCTAGTGTTACTAGGCACAGACAACCCTAATAAGTTATATGTTAATAGATGGTTATATGGAGAAGGGTTTACTAAAGCATTAAACGCTTGGTTTACTTACACATTAAATACTCATAGAGCTATAAG